CAAGCGTGACGATAAATTCAACCTTGCAGGCGTTTCTGGTGGAAAAGTCAGACAATGTTCTAAACTTGTCTATGATAATATAGACCACATACAAAACGATTGTAATGGTGGGATATTAACGGCTGCCGGTATTCCATCACCACAAAGTGCGATAACATCGGCAGTTGCTAAATATTTTGGTCTAAAATGTATGGTTACAATACCACATTATCCAGACCACATCAAAGATAGTTACAGAGTGAATGCATCATTGGCACAAAAGTTCGGTGCAAAGGTATATGGAGTAGGTAATCCGAATATATCGGGACCAGAACTCGATGCCAAGAAATTAGTAGGTGAAACGGGTTACTTTCAGATAAAATTTGGTATGAATGGACGACAAGTAATGGAAACTATTGCCCAGCAAGTCAAAAATGTTCCAGATAACGTGGAAACAATCGTGGGGATCGCTGGGAGTGGTTTATCTATGTTAGGTGTAGCTTTGGGTTGTAAGTTGTATAACAAAAATGTTAAAACCATATATCCTGTAGCATTAAGTGGGTATGTGTATAAAAACAAGAAAATGTGGTATGACCGACTGAGGGATCGCTCCAAATTTGACGGAGATTTTCATGTAGTTCAGTCAGAATATCCATACCAACATAAATTGAAATTGAATGAATCATTACCACTTGACCAAACATACGAAGCAAAAGCGTGGGATTGGATGGTAAAAAACTTAGAACCATCTGAAAAAGTGTTATTTTGGGATGTTGGTATCAAGGAATATGATTTGAGTTATATTGAACCAATCAAATGGCACAAAAGTGAATATGAACAAATCATAGATAGAGAGGTTCGGAGAAAGTCAAAGGTTACTGAACATGACTTTTTCTAAGGCGTGGTTAGAAAAGAAGATAATGTGTGGTTTATGCAACTTCGGTTGCTGTAATCACCCATCATTTCATGTAGAAATCACGGAAGAAGAACAAGAATTTTATCAAAAGGAATATGGATTAGACCTTGAATTAGAATGGAGTCAAGATGGATGTTGTGATTTATTAAAGGATGATAATACAGGATGTAGTTTGGGAGATGACCGACCACTATTCTGTAAGTTGTATCCATTAGTAGAAAACAAGTCTGATAGATTGGTTATAAATAATTGGGGATACATACATTGTCCTAAACCAATGAACTATGAATTGGATAAAGTGGTAGATGGAAAGTATCATTACAAGATAAAACCAGAAGTTAGAAAACACAACAAAAGGGAAGAGTTGATATTAGATGATAAGATAGAAAACGTAGTCAAACAGATTTGGCTACAATCAAAGAATTCTATAATTCAACGATACGGTCAAGAATTTTATGAGAGAATAAAAATGGAAATGAAACAAACAATTAAACACGAGTTTTTTTAAGATGTATTTAGATTATTTTAACAAATTTAGAGATATGGAGCCCTACCTTAAAATAGGTAAAAAGGAGTGGGCTTATATAAAGGAAACATTTGATAGACCAGACATTCAGGAAACCCTTGTAGAGATTTTGAAAGATTATGAATTACCTACACAAGAGTTGACCAAGAAGGATGCATACAAAGATTTTATGAAGTTAAAGGGAATCCAATGGCCTGATTATTTAAAAGAAACAGCATGGTATGCAAGGTCAGAGTATAAATGGCCGTTAAGTGATAAAATCATACGAAGGATAAACAGAGGCAATGACGCTAGTAATTATTTCCAACAGTATAATAGATGGTCGGTAGATGGAACTATTTCTCCAGGTCCAGTTAGAACTTGGGGGAATCCAAAGTTTATGTATACTTTGTTAGGTTCATTATTCACACTCAATGTTGAGAAAGTAGATAGGGGAACATTAAGGTCGTGTATTGGACTTAGAAAGTATATTTGTTCTCAATTCAAACCCAACGTAGCAAAATCAATTTATGATATGTTTAAGGCAAAGACCATTCTTGATTTCAGTGCAGGTTGGGGTGACAGGCTGGCTGGATTCTACGCATCAGAAACGGGAGAGTATTATTTGGGAATAGACCCACGAAAAGAGAATCATTCTATATATAAAGAACAGGCCGAGTTTTACAGTAAACATTTAGGATTTTTCGAAAATGAAAAAAAGTCAGATTTTATATGTGAACCAGCTGAGGATGTAGATTTAAGTATATATGAAAGTTACTTTGATATAGCATTTACAAGTCCACCATATTTTAATGTAGAGAGATATAGTTATGATGATACTCAAAGTTGGGTGAGATACAAAGACATTGATGATTGGAATGAACAGTTTTTACAGAAGGCGTTAGGTAATATATGGGAAACGATTAAACCAGGAGGATATTTATTAGTAAATATAAGTGATGTAAATGCTTCAAGTAAGGGTAAAAAGTCAAAAGGATGGCTATCCATTTGTGATCCTATGAATGATTTTTTAGATACACTTAAAGATAGTGAATATCAAGGTTGTATTGGTTATGAAATGGCAAAAAGACCAAATTGTATTGGTGTTGGAACTGCTAAAGTAACAGAAGAGGCTAATAGAAATCCCGAATATATATTACCAGAAAAAGAAGGATTATTTGGAGAACCGATTTGGATATGGAAAAAAACGGCGAATATTTAGTTTTTGATGGATTAAAAATAAAATCTATCGATTGGTATACAGATGGAAACCATGATTGTAGTTTGGATGTAATAGATGGAGAACATTCTTATAATCATGGTGATGGCCAACTTTGGCAAAAATATACAATTAAAAATGGAAAACCACAAGGGGAGTGGAAAATATATCATTCAAATGGTGAGATGAATATTTATCGAAAATTTAACAATGGTAAGAGAGTTGGTGAATGGAAAATGTTTCATGATAATGGTGAAATGTGGAATACCGAAAAATATAAAAATAATAAAAAAGATGGATGCCATAAAAAGGTAAGAATTGGTGGAATTGTAGAGAGTGAAGGTAACTATAAAAACAATGAAAAGGTCGGTGAATGGATTTATTATTATGAAAATGGACAAAAAGAATATCAAGGTAACTATAAAAATGATAAAAGAGTTGGGAAGTGGTTTAAATTTGATGAAGATACTAGAAAAAAATCTGGTAAATTAAATTATGTAAATGGTAAATTAGATGGTAAATATATTGAATTTAATAATAAATTGGTTATTCTTGATGGTCAATATAAAAATGATAAAAAAGTAGGTAAGTGGATTTATACGAATGAAAATGGAAAAGTAGGAAAAGAGGAAAATTATAAAAATGACAAATTAGATGGTTATGTGAAGGAATGGCATCCAGATGGTAAAGAGTGGAAAATTGGTAAATATAAAGATGGAGAATTAAGTGGAGATTATATAGAATATCATAAGAATGGTATACCTTATTTGACTGGAGTATATATTAACGGAAAAATGAATAGTCAATGGGTTTGTTGTTTTGAGGATGGTAAAACTTGGAAAACTGGATTTTACAATAATGATAAAAAAATAAATAAGTGGAATTATTGGCACGATAATGGTAAAAAGGCATTAGAAGAAAATTATAAAAATGGTGTTTTGGTTGGAAAGTATATATCGTATTTTTATGGTGGACAAAAACAGGTTGAGGGATTTTATGAAAAAGGAAAAAAGAATGGAGATTGGAACAGTTGGTATCAGAATGAAGTAAAAGAAAAGGAAATGGTTTATAAAGATGATAAACTTACAATGGAAAAAAAATGGGATGATAAAAAGAATAAAGTCTACAAGAAAAATTATAAGAATGGTAAAATAGAAGGAAATGTTATTTTTTGGTATCGGAACGGTGGAGTAAAAAGTGAAATTATGTATAAAAATGATTTATTAGATGGTAAATATACAGAGTATCGTGTCAGTCAAACAAAAATAAGTGAAGGTTTGATGAAATCGAATGCAATGAACGGAAAATGGACATTTTGGTATCACAATGGACAAAAAGAGTGTGAGGTTATTTGTAAAAATGGAGAACTTATTGATGGTAAAGTGTGGGATGATGATGGTAATAAGAAAAAGAGTATAAGATTTAATTATCAGAGATGAAATATAAAAAAGTTCCTCATAATGAAAATGTAATAGAAATTAATGGAAAGGTTGTATTATCATTTGATCCAAGGTATAAAGAATATCTGAAATGGAAAGATGAGAATCCTGATTTAGAACAAAAGTTAATAGAGGATTTAGAACAAGAAGTAGAAAATAAACGATTATATAATAATGGTTCACCTCATATAGACGGAAATGTTTATACTTGGTATAAAGAAAATGGACAAAAAAAGATTATTGCAGAAATGTCAAGTGATGGGTATCATTATCATGGACAGGTTATTCAGTATAGAGAAGATGGAACTTTGGTATCAAAAGAAACTTTTAGTCATGGTTTTCAGGAAGGACCCTATGAATATTATCACTCGAATGGAAAATTAAGACAAAGTGGTTGGATACAAAATCATATAAAAGATGGAGAAATTAAAACATATTTGGAAAACGGAAATTTAATATTGATAGAAAAGTTTAAAAATGGTAAAAAACACGGAAAGGTGAAATCTTATCATCAATGCAAAGATTCGCGTTCCGGTAGGAATAATAGAATTGAAACTTACGAGGATGGTAAACTTCATGGAGAATGGATTGATTATCATTTAAATAATAAAGAAAGAGCAAAAGGTAATATGTTATATGGTATGATGGATGGTAAGTGGATGTTTTGGTATCATAACGGAAATAAAGAATTAGAGTGTGAATTTGATTTTGGAAATCCAGTTGGTACTGCTAAAATATATCATGATAATGGTGTGTTAAAGGAAGTGGTAACTCTTTGAAAATGATAAATAAAATACACTTGGGTGATTGTTTAGAATTATTTCCAAAATTTGAAGATAGTTCAGTTGATTTAATAGTGGCTGGCCCACCATATAATATAGGAATTAACTACGATACTTATGATGATAATTTAAAATGGGAAATTTATTTAGAGTGGACGGAAAAGTGGTTAAGAGAATGTTATAGAGTATTGAAAGATGATGGTAGAATTTGTGTAAATCATGTTATTAATTTGGTAGATAACAAACTTGGTGTCAGTAGATTTCCTATAATGGATATTAGAAATATTCAAGAAAATATTGGTTTTAATGTTCATAAATTGATTGTGTGGGAAGATGGAATGGGATGGTCATGGAAAGAATATGATAAGATTAGGGAAAAGAACGGATATTCAGATATGTCATCAAAAGAACCATATATACATACACCATATGAATCTATTTTGATCTCATATAAAAATAAATGGAAAAAATCAAAAGATGGAATAGATACTATTACCGAATCTGATTTTTGGGAGGCGACAAAACAGATATGGAATATAGAAACTTCAAGTGGTCACGGACAAAAGGCCGCCTTTGGAACATTGGAGTTACCTAAAAGGTGTATAGAACTTTTGAGTTATGAAAATGATGTTGTTTTAGATCCATTTAGTGGTAGTGGAAGTACTGCTATAGCATGTAAAGAAACTAATAGAAGATATATTGGTTTTGAAATAAGTGAAAGTTCTGTGGAATTATCAAATAATAAATTAATGATGCATCAGAAATGAGAAATGTTTATGTTGATTTTGGGGAACATAATTTAATAGGTAGAGCCAAACCTAATGGGAATACTATATACCTCGATGGTATCTGTTATAAGGATGAGTTTATAAAGTCTGGTAAGAAATGTAGATTTTTGTGGAGTGAAGATAAAGATTATGGTTATAAAATTTTCACTAATAATCCTACTAAGAACATACCACCAAACGAAGAAACAGTACGATTGGTATTCTCTATACAAAAATTACTTTTTGAAGGGGGTTATTCACCTGAACCATATGAAGTTATAAGATGTGAGGATAAACTACAAGAATATTTTGCTATAAAAATGGAAACTATTAAAGGAAAAGTACCAATGGATGGTGGAGTAGAATGGGCAGAAAGATTAAAGAAGTATTGTAGAGAAAATAAAATATTTAGTCAATTTACGAGGTTAGATACTACAGATTTAGACCTTGGACTTGATAGAAATGGTAAGATTCATCCTGATTCTACTAATTGTATATTGTCGGATAAGGATAATAAAATATACTTGGTAGATGTTGATATAAGATTTAGAATAGGTTAGTAAATGATAAATTATAATAAAAGTAGATATAGATCAAAGATATAGATATGAAAAAAGTTTTAGTTACGTTAGCAAATAAAGATTATATAAATCATGCAAAAAGCCTATTCACGAATGTACGAGAAGAAGGAGAATGGGATGGTGATTTAGTATTGATGGTGCCCGAGGAAGATAAAGAATTTGTGGATGTTGATTTATTCAATTATAATGATGTTCAAATATTTTTTTTACCTAATCTCGAAAAAGGAAAATATCCATTAGATTTAAACACTACTTTAGATGTAAAATTTCATCCGATAAATTGTTATAAAATTCATCTATTTGGTAATGATTATTTTAAACAATGGGATTGGATTTTCTATACTGATCTTGATGTGTGGTATTTCAATAAAATAGATTTTGATTTAGATAATAAACGAAAAGATATTTTATATGCAAATACTTGTAATGATAAACAACTTCAACTCCAATTTGTATGGCTAAAAGACATGATAGAACAATTAAATATATCGGATAAAAAGAAATTGAAAGAACTAAAAGATTATCCTGGATACTATGAGCCAGCCATACAGGGTTGTTTTTTATTATTGAATAAACAATTTATAAGAAACGATATATTTAAAAAATATAAAGAAGTTCATGATAAATACTATAAGTTAGCGGTTTGGAGTCAAGGACTTTGGAGTTTATTATTTTATGGTAAATGGGATATACTCGGTGATAAATTTAAAACAATTTATGAAATAGGCTATAATAAAACGGTAGAAAAATATAATAGAATTGATGATGCTATAAAAGATAATATTGATTATAAAAATGATGGGGTTATAGCTCAACATTTTTCTCAATATTTTCCACAATACTCACCAAGTAATTTAAGATTTTATCCACTTTATTTAAACAATCGAGTTAAATTTGAGTCAGTTTTAGAAAAATTATCAAGTAAGGAATATTTTGATTTAGAAATGAAAGATAAATTGTATAATTTATTCGAAAGTAATAATTTTAATATTGATATATTAAAATCAAATAAGTCCTATATGAGAGGTGGAGCTATTTTAAGATTGTTTATGGGAATACCATTGACAGATGCCGATTTGGATTTGTATTTTTTAGATTCTAAATATTTTAAAAGAGTAGATGATTATTTTAATGAACACTATGAGTTTTTACATGAAACACCCAATACTAAATCATATAAGTGCGGAGAGTTAGAATTTGAACTTGTTAGACATCCATATTTGATAGGAACTTATGAGTATACCACTTCAATGACTGATTTTACAATTACACTTGGATGTTTTGATTTTGAAACTGAGTTATTTGTGTATCCCGATACATACTTGGCTGATATAGAAAGTAAAAAATTGCGTATTCATCGTCTTGAAATAGAACCTCCGGAGGGAAGAAGTTGGGCAAACGCATTAGAAAGAATTGAAAAATATGGAAAGTTGGGATTTACTGCAAGTGATGATGTAGTTGAGACAATAAAAAAGAACTCTGAATTAAAAGACAATGATGAATTTCATCAGAGAACTGTGAAGAAGAGTTGGTTAAGAAATACAGACCTTACTCCCATTGTTCCGAATATAGATGTATTTGTTAATTGGTTGATGGATATAAAAAAACATAAGTATTTCAATAAATTTAATTATTATTTAACAGGTGGTTTTATGGCCTGGCCTGATAAAACAAAGGATGTTGATATTATCATTACAAAACGAAATGGTCGGCGTGCTACACTTAGAGAACTTGAAGAATTGATGGTAGATATGTTTGATTCTGCATATGATATTCACGGGTTTTTCCTTGATACTTTTTATATGAGAACACCACAATGGATAGCAGATTATCCAAGAGATAGAGAAATTTTAAAGTCGGTAGAAAATAAGGGATTGTGGATCACTATAACAAAACATAGACCAGAATATTCTAATAAATTCAGAAGATATGGAAAATTAAATTGTCATCATAGACCAAGTTTTACTAATTGGTGGGATGATGGAGAGGATTTGATAAATAGGTGGGTAAATTTAGATGCAAAATATGCAAAATGGGTAGATTTAAGAAAGATTATAAAGTATTATGATAATAATAAAGAAAGAAATATAGACGATTTTTTGAATAAGTTTCAAGAATATTCAGGATATTAGGAGAGAAAAATGATTAACTATTGTGTTTTATCCGCTCCAAGATCAGGTAGTAATTTATTATGTGCACTTTTGAATATTCATCCTGATTGTGTAAATCGTGGTGAAATTTTTGGGAAAGTAAGGTCATTTTTTATTCAAGATTTGTTAAAATTTATTGAAGATACGACTTCCAGTAATGTACCAGAATACTTGGTTGAAAAATTATTGAAAGATTTGTGGTTTTTTGATTATAGTAAATATAAATCTATTGGATTTAAAGGTCATTACACTCATGATTATATGACAAATGGGCAAATAATTTCTTTTATTAAAAAGAATAATATAAAAATAGTACATTTAAAAAGAAAGAATAAATTGAAACAGATTGTATCTTGGATTAGGGCCCTTGACTCTCTTAACGAAAGTGGGGATAATGAAAAAAGTATATTTTTTGATAATTGGATGTTATATAGAGCTAGAAATCCTTGGACAAATAAAAATAATACATTAAACCCAAAGAAAATAAATATTGATGTGGTATTAGATCAATTAAGTGAATTTCATAAAACTGAAATGTTTTTTAATGAAGTTTTAAGTGATCATAGTAATTTGGTATTGGAAGTTTATTATGAAGATTTAGTAAAAGATTTGAGTGTGGATTTTAGTAATGATAATAATATAGAATTACAAAAATGTTATGATTTTCTTGGTTTAGATTATCAATATTTAATTAATAATAAAGATATTAAAGTTAATAATTTTTTAAGTAAAATGGATTTTATGGCCGATCCTCGTACTATATTTGAAGAAAATATATCTAATTACAAATCATATAATAAATATTTTGATAGAGTTAAAGAACTTGAAAATTCTAAAACTTTTATAATGAAAAAAAGTAGAAAATGGCCTTTGAGTGAATGTATTAAAAATTATGATGAATTAGTAAATGCATTAGAAGAAACAGAATATGAAATTTATTTAGATAACAACTATCACCGATTACAAATGTGGAGAAAAAAATGATTAGTTTTATTATACCTTTTTCTACGATAGAAAAAGATAAGTTTTTAAACTTAAACGAGAAAGAAGATTTGTGGAAAGAAAATGATTCTGCAAATATAATCTATTCTACTATAAAAACAATTAAAAATATCAATTCACTTAAATGTGAAAAGGAAATTTTATTGGTGGATAATAGTCATACTTGGCCAGATGTAGATTTACCAAATGTTAGGGTAATCAAGGGTTGGCAAGCATTACCACTTGAAGAACTTGAAAAGATTCCAGAGTATATGAATCATAAAGATATTCAGGCTAGTTTAGATAATCTTGGTTGTTTAACTATGTGGGTATCTATGGCATTCCATTTGGGAACACAAGAGGCAAAAGGTGATTACATTGTATTACAACACAATGATACCTTTTATCATCAAGATTGTATTGATGAAATGATTAAACAACTGGAAGAAGAAGAACTTGAATATATTTCAGTAGATAATAAGAAGATATGGATTTCAACTTATTTGTTAAATAAGGAGTTTTTAGATAAATATATAAAAGAATATTCACAACAACCAGTAGTAATACGACCAGAAAATGGTGGATATGTAAAAACTAAGAAGATTGGATTTGCAGATGCGTATTTTTTCTTGTGTAAGAGAAAGTTCTTTGATAATTATAGTATAGATTGGTATTATGGTGACACGAATCATGGTGCAACTATCTATTGTCTATATAATGAATTAGAATATCTTCATTTAGGTCCTTATTATGATAATCCAAATTGGGAAACACCAGATACTTTACATACATATTACTATAAGGATGAGCCATTTTTAACTCATCTAAAAGGTGGATTTTCAGAAAATAAAATGTCATCAGAAGATTTCGAAGAAGAATTTAATGAGTACTTAAAGGAATTAAAAAATGCAAAATGAACATACCCTGTGGGTAGAAAAATATCGGCCCTCTAATCTTGACACTTACATTGGCAATGACCAATTAAAAAGTAAAGTTAAGGTCTATTTAGATAGTGGTGATTTACCACACTTGTTACTGTTTGGAAAGGCTGGTACAGGTAAGACCACTCTCGCAAAATTACTCGTTAATAATATAGAATGTGATTATCTATACATTAACGCGTCAGACGAGAACAATGTAGAAACCGTAAGGAGTAAGGTTAAGAACTTTGCATCCACTATGGGCTTCAAGGATTACAAGATTATAATCTTGGACGAGTGTGATTACATCACACCAAACGCCCAAGCCGCACTTCGTAATCTAATGGAAACATTTTCAAAACATTGTAGGTTTATATTGACTTGTAATTTTGTTGAGAGAATTATTGACCCGATACAATCTCGATGTCAAACATTTCAAGTAATTCCACCAAATAAAAATGACGTAGCAAAACATCTACATAATATTTTAACTCAAGAGAATGTGGATTACGATAGAGAAGATTTGGCAATATTAGTCAATAGTGGTTATCCTGATATAAGACGAGTCATCAATGGTGCACAAAGACAATCAGTAGATGGTAAGTTGGTTATTGATAAACAGAGTATCGTAGAGAACGATTACAAATTAAAGTTATTAGAAATATTAGAGAAACAAGATAAAAAGAGTGCATTTAATAATGTTCGTCAGTTATTGGCAGACGCAAAGGTTACAGACTTCGCAGACTTATTTAGACTACTATATGATGAAGTAGATAGTTATGGTAAGGGACATATTGCTGAATGTATCTTGGTTATAGCAAAATATGAATTAAGTGATGCTCAAGTGGTTGATAAAGAAATCAACGCTATGGCAATGATAATAGAAATACTACAAACAATAAAATAAGGAGTTATAATGTATTACGAAGCAACGGTTGTATTCATTGAGGAAATACAGACTAAAAACGGAGTAAAAGAGAAGAAAGTTCGTAAGACTTACTTAGTAGAATGTGATTCAGTAAGTGTTGCAGAATCAAAGGTAAATGAATGGTTAAAGACTTCACCTTTTGCTTTTGAAACAATAATTGCAAAACAATCCAAAATAGTAGATGTGGTAGAATAATGAACGAAAAATATTGGGGTGAAAAGAAACCACCTGCTAAAAAGGGTGTACAACCAGGTCACAAAGATAGTAAACCAGAAAAACACATAGCAGTTCACGAAAACAAGATTTATTATTATGCTAGTGTGAATAGAGAAAGTGCAGTAGAACTCAATAAAAAGGTAGGTGAATTAGAATCTAAAAGTTTAACAATGGCAAAAACTTTAGATATAGACGCTCCACCTATAAAAGTGTTGATAAACTCAGGAGGCGGTTCAATCACTGCAGGAATTTCATCAATGGATACGATATTGAGAACAAAAGTTCCAGTTGAAACCTATGTAGATGGATTCTGTGCCAGTGCCGCTACATTCCTTTCTGTAGTTGGTGATCATCGATATATGAGTAGAAATTCGTATATGTTGATTCATCAATTATCGACAGGATTTTGGGGAAAGTATTCTGAGTTTGAGGATGAGAAACAGAATCTTGATTTAATGATGACTACTATCAAGAATGTGTATAAGAAATATACAGAAGTTCCAATGGAAAAGATAGATGAAATATTGAAACATGATTTAATGTGGGATGCAAAAACTTGTTTAGAGTATGGATTAATTGATGAGGTAATTTAATGAATGTTTTAGTTATTGGAGATAGTTGTAAAGATGTTTTTATTTATGGTGATATAGAACGAATAAGTCCTGAAGCACCAGTACCAGTTTTTAGACCGACACACGATGAAATAAATGGTGGTATGGCAAAAAATGTTGCAAATAATATTGAGGCATTAGATATACACATCCATACTGTAACAAATAAAAATAGTATTGTAAAGAAAAGATATGTAGAAAACCGATCCAGCCAAATGGTATTACGAGTAGATGAACATGATTATTGTGAACGAATTGATAAAAGTTTATTAGAAGGTCTTACAAAGAATAGATTTAAACGACCACCATTTGGATTTGATAAACAAAGAGAAGATCATTATGATGCAATTATCATATCAGATTATTGCAAAGGATTTTTAGAAGAAGATGATATTCAATTTATTTGTGAGAACAATGATAATGTATTTGTAGATACTAAAAAGAAACTTGGTAAGTGGATTGAATTTGCAGACATTATTAAGATAAATGAATTAGAATATAAAAAGAACTATGAATTATTATCAGAAAAAGGATTCCAACATAAACTTATTATTACTTTAGGTAGTAAAGGGTGTAGATGGAATGGAAAAGAATTCCCAGTAAAAGAGGTTCCTGTTAAGGATGTTAGTGGAGCAGGAGACACATTTATTGCAGGATTAGTTCGTGGTTATTTAGATACACAAGATATAGAGAGTGCAATAGAATTTGCACAAAAATGTACAACACACGTGGTACAACAACACGGAGTTGCAACAGTTACATTAAAGGAGATACAAAATGGCTAAAAGAAAACCAATACAACAACCACAAACAGAAGTTCAGGTGGATTTGAAAAAGGCAGAGACTATAAAATGTGATGATTGTGGGAATTATTTATTTATCACAGCTCATGTGATTAAAAGAATTTCACCAATTTTATCACCAACGGGACAAGAAGCACTTGTACCAGTTCAGGTATATAGTTGTGGTAATTGTGGTAAAGTTCCAAAGATGTTCATAGAAGGTGCTGGACTTGGTTTGGATGAAGAAATAAACAAACCAAAAGAAGATGCACTTTCACGTCCAGACTTAATGGAATAATGTTAGGGTCCATATCATTAGAAGTAGCAAATTATTGGACATCAAATGATTTTTTAACAGAGTCTAATAAAAATTGCGGGACTCTTGTTGCATTTGATTGGGTAGATGATTATCTAACTGAAATAAATACTAATATTGATTTAGGTGAATTAGAGAGTAAAAATTTTAAATTTGACGAGTTAATTGAATTTTTAAAAAAGAATAATTTTACTTTTGTATTGGGGTTGAGAAATATAGTAGAAGGTCCAAGTGAAGAATGGACAGATAAATTAAAAGAAACATTAAAGTCTAATAGTATGGATTATGATGAGTATGTAGTGGATAAATGGCCATTACGAATTCCAGAATTTGATATCCCTGATAATATTTTTATTTTAAGATATTCATTTGATGAATATTCCCGAGTAGACCAGTTTGCATCAAGTCAGTATTTATTTGAAGAATTTATAGAAAAAAGTGACTGGAAGTCGTATTACAAAGATATAGTATCCATAGAAAAAAATAGAGTTATAGTTTTTTGTAATAATATAGAAAATTTAGTTTTAAAAGATAATTTTGTTAAATGAGAATGATAAATTTAAGACCCGATAAATTTCATATTCAGGATGATAACAAAAATTTATATGAGGTGTTTAACCACAACACTACTATTGATTGGAAGAATGCAAAAATATTAGATTTTGGATGTAATATAGGTAATTTTTTAATAAGTGCTCAAGATTATATTAAACTTGAAAATTATACTGGTATAGATTTGAATTTAAATTCAATTAAAATGGCTAAAAAAAAGTTTCCTGAAGCAAATTTTATTTTTTATGATAAGTGGCATATAAGTTATAATCCTCCTGGTACAAAAGATTTGAAGGCGAGTGATATACTTGAAGAAAAGTATGATGTTATTTTGGCCTATAGTGTTTTTACACATTGTACAGTTAGTGAAACTCAAGATATTTTAAATGACCTTTTAGGATTATTGAATCCAAATGGTCAAATATTATTTACTGTTTTGTCTGATAAAGAGTTTCATGGATTTTATAATTGGATTTGTACTCATAATAAACAATATAATGTTCCAAAATTAAATGTAGATGATATTGAATATGAAAATGTTGTCTATTGGATAGATTATGATAATATAATAATTGATAAAGATGATGTAGATATGAATGAATGTTCAGGATTTTGTGTTTTCTATAAATTACAAAATTTTAATAAAGTTATACCCAATGCTAAATTTTTGGGAGTACCACCAAAGGATTATGGATCTTCATTTCAAACTCTCTATTGTTTAAAGTGAAATGAAATGAAAAAAATATACAATCCATATCTAAAAAAATCTGTCAGTAGAAATTATATCAAATTTTTTAATGATGTAATAACTTTTTCAGTACAAGATGTGATTGATGTTTTAAGTGGTTGGGATGGAGAATTAGAAAAATGGTCTTTGTTAGATATAGGATGTGGAACTGGAAATATTAGTAATCATGAATCAATAAAAAGATTTAGGGAGTATGTTGGAGTAGAACCATCAAAAGAGTTTTTTAATTATGCAAATAAACATAATAAAAATAATAATACAGAGTTTTATAATTGTTCGGTAGAAAATTTACCATTTGAAGATGGCAGTTTTGATTTTATGATTTCAATTGAAACATGGTCTTATATAAAAGATGTCAATAAAGCAGCTAAAGAATTAAGTCGTGTGTTAAAAAATAATTCTCATTTTCTTATATATACGAGAAATCCAGATGAAATTAATAATTGGAATCAAATCAAAAAAGTGATAAGTGAATCTGATAATGATATAGAGGTACATTCATCTATAATAGATGTTTGTGATTTGGGAGAACATTTTTTTTCTAAATTATCATTAGAAAATTTAACTAATTCATTTGAAAATGCAAATCTTAAAATAATGAAATTAGAAAAATATGAATACGGAAGAATTATGATTCATGGAAAAAAAGAATATGAAAAAATATCTTGAATTAGCACAAAATATAGCAAATATTTTTTCTCATGATGAAAAGATTAAAGTTGGTGCAATTATTTTAGATAGAGATAATTTTGATATGTTATCTGTTGGGTATAATAGATTTTTTCTTGATAAGATGATACACGCAGAAGATGTGGCGATAGAAAATGCAAAAAAATGTAATCTATCATTACAAGACAATATAATAGTTGTAACACAATTTCCGTGTAAAGATTGTGCTACATTAATAATTAAGTCTGGTTTATCAAAGGTTGCTGCTTATCGGAGAGAAGTAGTAGGAGAGTGGTGGGATGATGATATAAGTCATAGGTTATTTAGTAAATATAAAATAGAAGTTGAAACATATGAAAAGTAATGGACCACTTCCAATATTCGATTGGACAGCCGATATGAAAAAGGATTTTTGGGATTTTATTGTAAAGACAATGAGGGAAAAATCAGTTTTAAAAGACGAAAAGGTGTATGATATATTGATAGCTGGTTCAGTTGCCAGAGGAGATTGTAGACCAGATAGTGATATTGATACTGTAGTTTTAATGGAGAATTTAATTACTGATTTAATTAAAGGATATACAGATGGTTATAAATTACCATATAAGGATTTTTTAAATTTTCCTATTTTTGTACATTGGAATGATATTCCAGTTCAGTTTTGTTTAGCTGATAGGTTATATGATCATTCATACAATGGTTATAATATTAGTAATTTTTCATTACTTAATGATAAAATTGTTAATTTTGAAATAGAGTCAGATGATGATGTATTTTTATCTCATTATCAAAAAACTAAAGAAATGACTATGGGATTAGAATATGATGCTAATTTAAAAGACTATGTTAATCCTATATTGAGTGATATTGAATATCGTGAAGATAGATACAAGAGTCAAATTTCTGATATATCAAATTCTATTGTTGAAATGTTTAGTAATATGAATACTGGTATAGATAACACGGCCACTTTGTGTTGTGTTGATTTAATACCGAGTGATGGAAAATTAAAGGCAGTCAGTTTTAATACTAATTGTTTATTGACTGAAGAAATAATAGATAAATTCGATTTTACTAATTTTTTAGAGTCTGATGTTAAAGATTTTAGAGTGATGAATTTAAGTTTTGGTGGTCATAGACACGATAGTGCTATATCAGATAAAATTATATCTAAATTTTCTGATAAGTTTAGTTGTCCGACAAAAATTGATGTTCAGGGAGGATGGCCAGAACCATTTAAAATAAAAGAGGATAAAGAAAATTTTTATATAAAATTGACATATGATAATGATGGGTTACTTGATATGTTTGCTTCTAAGTATGTTGTTATGAGAGATTTATTTGAAAGTAATGGTCTGGGATATTTATTACCTAAAGTAGATGATGAGATTTCTATAAAAAATTCTAATTTTCCTGACTTTGTTTCTAAAAGTTTACATTATCCTGGAATGTCACCATAT